AAGAAGGCAAGTCCTGCCTGAGCAAAAGTCTTTACAGCACGCTCTCCGGCACTGTTGATAAATTCTTTACTAAACATCTCCATTAGTCCAATCTTGATTAGTGTTTTTTCCGTCTTGCCACGATGCACTAACAGTGTACGCCGTCGTAATGATTGAGATTAGCGAGACGCCTCCTGTTATCAAAGTGACTCCGACTCCCCACTGGTCAACAAGGAAAGTTAGAGAACCGAAGATTATCATTGCAAAGCCAAGTCGGTAAGAACCGAAGATTAGTTTGCGACGGAACTTCCAGCTTGCACCAGTTGCAGACTCGGGTTCGTCCTTCAAGAAGAACACACCGTCAAACATCTTCACAAGGGTCTTTTGCAACATTCGCAAACCTCTCGTACGGGCTTCTTTACATTAGCGAGGATTAGCTTGTATACGTCTACCTTGTCTGACGTTACGCCAAAGACACCCTTGAGAGTTCTTGACGCTGTGACGTGTACGTGAGGGCCAGAACTTTTGCCAGTGTTTCCTAAGAGTCCTACAGTCTGACCCTTGCGTAGCTTCTGCCCGACTTGGTAGCCCGGCTTTGCATCCATATGGCAGTAACCCAAGAACCAGACAACCCCGTCTTTATCCATAGCTGTCTGAACGACAACCCAACCAAGAACTTCTGAGAACTGAATCAACCAAATCGTGCCTTTGGCAATAGCTGGTATGCGTGTGCCGAGAGGTCTAGCCCAGTCAGTCCCGGAGTGCGGTTGCATACGGTTTGCTTTTCTAAAGCTGCTCATCTCGCCATAGTGCGAGGTTATGTATTTAGCGTCATAGACTAAACGCCAATCTGCTGTCCTGTCAGAGAAGCGACTCACTTTGATTTCCTTGGTTTGTATATCTTAGCCACGAAGTAAGCTCACTAACCCGACTGCCACTGCTCCCAGTGTTGCGCCGTAGACGCCGTAAACAAGGCGAGCGATAAGCTCAACCTTTGCCAAACGAGTTTCCATATTGGCAACCTTTTCAGGTAGATACTTCAAGCCACGCAGCTCCGCAAACATCTCGATTTGGTTTTCATTAACTTCCATAAGTTTTTCATAAACTTGAACGTTAGTAATGCGTACGGATGTGCCTTCTTCTGCCATTAGCTATTTGACTTCGACTACCTTGACAACAGCTCCACCAGTGTCAGAGATGCAGTAAAGAGTATCATCTGCGTTTGTCTGAAAAACAGCGTTGTTAGTTTCGCTTAGTAGTATCCCAGTGCTTGCCGATACGTCTGAGCCGCCGACATAAGTCAAAGCGCCTTCTGTTCCGGACTGCAAGTAAACAACCTTGCTAGAAATGAATGGCCCTGATACTGCGGTTATTGAAGTGCCTACTGTTACGCCTGTTGAGACTACTGGCATTAGTTTTCTTCCTCTACTGTTTCTGGTTGAATGGCTAGGTTAGTGTCAGGCTCAGGACTCTCAGCCCAGTTCATTATTGACTCGTCCCATAAGTAGGACTTACCTTCATCGTCGGGATGACTTTTGGCATCACTTGGCATCTCAATTGGTGGCTTCCACTGACAAGTTTCTTGGTTGATAACCCAAGATTCATAAGTTTTTGGAGGTATAAAAGCGTCTAGCTTTTTATCATAAGTAAAACCAACGCCAGCATAGTTTTTTCTAAGTGGAATGCCACCAAGAGCGTGAATCCCAGCGTTGGTTTCGTAGCTGGTTTCAACCCACTGACCACCAAAGTTCTTTAGGAGCCAAGAATAACCTTTGTCGCCAGCAGGGTCGTTGCTATCAGTGACTAAAACTCTTAGAACGAGACTATCGTTATTTATTTCTGCGAAATGTGCCATTAAATTGGATACCTAACTATTATAAACCCACCTGAGCCGTTGCCGCCGTTGGTCGTATTGTAGAAATCAGCACCGCCGCCGCCACCACCTGAGCCAGATTGACCACTGGCTGAAAGACCGTTTTTGCTGCCAGAACTTTCAGTGCCGCCGTCACCACCACCGCCAGTCCCACCTGTTGCCCTAGATGATTCTCCGCCGCCGCCGCCGCCGCCTGCAACAAAACCAGAAGCACCAAGACTGACTGCGTTTAGCCAAGTGCTAAAAGCATCTGAGCCACTACCTCCATTACCACCACGACCAAAGCTTGTAGAATTTGCACCTGACGCACCTGAACCGCCGCCGCCGCCACCACCACGATTTGTACTGTTAGCATTTCCACCAGTATTTCCTTGGCCAGTCTCCGCTGTGCCACCGCCACCTGCTGAGCTGTTAATGCAGCCACCGCCACCACCAGAACCACCATTTGCACCTGCTCTGTTTAGTGAACTGCCACCGCCACCTCCGCCAGTTGTGCCATAGCTAGATGAACTGAAAAGAGAATCATTACCATTTGCGCCTTTTACGCTTGAGCTTGTTGAGCCTGAACCACCAGCACCAATGGTTATTGCATAAGTTGCCGATGCAGCAGTGTAAGTAAATTGCTCATAACCCCCTGCGCCTCCACCTCCTGCAACTGGTGAGCTGCTAGTATCATTTCCACCTGCGCCGCCGCCGCCTCCGCCTGACAAAACTAAAATTTCAGTTTCAAGCGCCCCACCCGAAACAACCAAGTCACCGGAGCTGACAAATTTGTGATATCGGTAGCCTCCAGAATCCACCATCGTCCCACCTGTTGCAGCAGGTACACCTGAAGCCTGCGCATTTAGTATTCCCAATAATGTAAAGCTCATCTAGACCGCCTCAATGTTGCCGATTAGTCGGTATTCGTCTGTCGCTACGCATAGAAGCGTTGCGGCTGAATACTGAGCGCCGATTGTAAAACTGCCTGTTGTTGTTGAAACTTCTGCGGCTTTGATTGTTGCACCGTCAGCGGTCACTGTGACCACGCCTGCGCCGTCTTGGATAATGTCTACCCTTGCGCCAACTGTAAAGTCAGAGCTTGCGTCTACGGTTAGAACAGTTGCCGAAGCAGAAGTGAACTGAAGTGTCTTGCCTTCGTCTGCTGCTGTGGTGAGTGTTCGGGCAGTCGTTGCGTCTGTGACAAAGCTTGCGATTCCTGCCGCTGCTGTAGTGGCTGCTAGGTCGACGTTTAGAGTTACATCGCCAGTTGTTCCGCCACCGGTCAAAGCAGTTCCAGCCGTTACCGCTGTTATGTCACCGGGGTTAGAGATACTAATAAAAGCCGAACCATCCCAGCTTTCATAGGCGCTAGTGTCTACAAGATAAGTAAGCATTCCTTGGACTGGGCTAGGGATTGCAGTCCCTCTAGCTGCTGCGTCGGCAAAAACTGAAATTACTTGGTCGCCAAGGTAGGTGTTTACATCCGCTGCTGCGAGAACATCCCCGGCAGTCCAAACTTTTCTAGGCAATTATTTCTCCTTATTAGAACGCCAAGGCGTTTCCACTATCTAGCTTACCAAACTGTGGGTCGTCCAAGACAAACAGGCTAAAGGCGAGTGTCGCAAACCCTAGTGACAAGACGTGATTTACAGTGTCGACCGAGTGGTCAATCCTGATTATTTCTGCATACTTAGATATAGCCGGAGCAATTCCGTTTGGCGTAAACTTGATTTGAATTACGTCGTTTAGTTCTAGGGCAAGCGCTGCTGCCTGCTGCCCTGTCGTTCTCTGGTCGAGAATTATGTCGATTGAGTTGAACCTGTATTCTGGCTCCTTGAATTTGTTGGCATAGAACTTTGACATTTCGACAAGCACGGCGTCGTCGTTTACTAGCAGCCCTGTTTGATTCAGCGAAAATACTCCAAAGTCATTTATAGAATCTGCCGACTGAGCGATTGCCTGCGTGCCTGTAATTGCAGAAGTCAGTGCAATGTCATTGTGAAGATTCTCCGAGCCATACTCTACGACAATGTTTGCATAAGGTATCCCAGTGCCATCGTCTGCCAGAACAAGTCCGTCTGAAGCGGCAGGCGTTCGTCGGTCACGGAATACAACCGAGCCTGACTTTGAGATAAAGAACGCACCCGGTTCTGACTTTTCTATTGTTCGCAAGTATGCAAGTGCGTTTGTGTTCTCAGGGATTACGTCTGCCCCAAGTTCCATCGCTCCTGTTTCAATGTCTCGCTGGTTGAGAGGCCAGTCAATACCTTCTAAGGAAAGAATTGTCTTTATTCTGTCCCCTGAAAGTTGAACCTCGTTTGTTCTTGGTGGTAAGAACTGAGTCGCAAAAGATGAGGTTGCGTCTGAGCAAGCTGCCGAGGCGCTGCTGTCCCCGTCTGGATTGTATAAAAGATTCCAGTCGTCAATGAGTCCAAAGAACTGCAAGACGCCTCCAGAGCTTATTCGGATTTGGCGCTTAGGGATAATCTGCCCGTAGTAAGGCGAGGATGGAAACTCAGGGTCAAAAGTACGGTCGTTGTTATTGAAGACAACGTTCGCAAGACCTTGGTCAAACTGGTCGAGCTGTCGGTTTTTGCCACGCTGAATCGAGATGCTTCTCACCTTGGAGGTCACATCATAGAAAAGCGTTCCTCCAAGTAGCCAGTCAGTGTTGTCTAGCTTGCCCCTGACTGCATTGTCTAGCAAGAAGAACGGCCCTCGTCCCGTGTCTGTTAGGTCGAACCCAATCTCGACGAGGGGTGTTGGGACTGCCACTAGACAGGACTCACGATAACTTGTCCGCCACCTGTTACATATTTAGTCAGCGTGTTACCCAAAGACTTTCCGACCATCGCCAGAGACTGCGAGCTGTCCGTCTTGACGTTGATGTTGATTACGGTTCCGACAGCAGCCTCGGCGCTTACTCCTCCGAGCGAAGTTC